ACAAGATCTACTGGCTTTAGGAAATCCTGCAACTCAAGTAACGTCTCGATATAGTTCCCCTCCACCTTCCCAAAATGAGTGTCTAGTGCGTCCTGTGAACTTAAGAACGCACCAGCCGCGAAATTGGGAAAAATGTTCACTGAGATACCATGATAGTGAAGGTAAGTTAGGTCGTGCGAAAGCACATACTTACGATCACTAGCATCATAGCCAATCATCTCGGCAACCTGTGACGCACCCGCAAAGGGATGCGTGAACCACAGGCCGCTCGTTGTGGTTGGCCATGTTCCCGTTACCGGCAGTGACGATGGTTCGTCCTCGATGAAACTCGAGATGCCGTAATGGGCCCACACCACGTCTTTAGTGGGTGGGGAAGTGGTATCCCACCACACATCGTTGGAGACAGTCTGACCGAAATCCGAAGTTATGGACGCGGTCATCCAGTCTTCAAGCAGTAGAGGCGTATCTAGGGTTGGTGTATGCACGTTAGAAGCAAAAGAAATACGATGCTTTACGTGATTAACATCCCAAACCCAGTCGTCACCGGCGTTCCAGCCCCATACCCAACTGTAGGATATGAGGTAGTCGCCGTTGTCCGAGAATTTTGCGTCGAAGTCATCGAAGTAACTACATCGTTGACTCGTTGCAACATCATACGTCCCCTGTGTGGCACTTTCAGCGAAGAAGCGTTCATTACCTGTCAGGTAGTTGACGACGGACCCAAAGTCGAGTCCGTTATCGCTCACACTATACAGGTAGTCTCCCGCTTCGTTCGTTGAAACGACAAAACCATCAGGAAAGTTTGTTAGGCCTAAGTCGACTCCCGGTCCTTGAATAGGACCGTGAAACCACTTGTATTGGCCATTTCCTGATTCCACGATTCCAACCAAGTTTCGGTGGAGAACAGGATTTTCGTTAGGGACAAAAGATCGTCCCCTTCCAAAATCCCAATTCCCACTAAACAAGGAGTGGATATTGTTGAAACGCGTCTGCCATTCGGCATACGCACTTTCATACAAGGCATCTAATTCAACCGAAGGTTTCCTATCGGACATATACCCGGTAACAAAGTTACCGAGTGTGTACGGGTTGGAAAGACCTAAG